CGACGGTATGCACGTATTCACGTGGGACAATAACATCGTCCCCGTAAATGCGCGCCCGGCCTCTGAGAAGGCGAACTGCCTTCCCATAGGTTAATGGTGTGTTAAGCGCTCGCTCAACCCCAAGGAGAACCATGGTAAGAAAAACCATGGCCTCAATAGGGAAAGTGAGAGCTGAACCCATAGATGCGAACTTAGCAAGGCGTAATACGCCTATGCCAGGTACATCAGCCTTACGGGACCTACATGCATCAACTGCCCTCAGCAAATGAGGATGGTTGCGCATCATGGCCCTGACTAGCTGATTCGAAACGCGATCGGATGCTTCACTCATGTCGAGTGTAGCGAGGGATCCATCACTGGATCCAACTCGAGCCAGGTGCTGGTTAGGCTCCTGGTCATCGAATCCGAGCAGGGAACTAGTTAAGGGAGATCTTCTCCCTTGTAGTTCCTCAAGGAACTCCGGTAAGAGCGCTTGCTGTGCATATTGCATAGCATTGGGCTCCACACCAATGATCCTTGGCGTTTTGAGCGTTTTAGGAACAGCGACGACCTTAACGGGCGTCTCTGCACCGGGTTCGTGGATGTCCACGGTTGCCAACTGGTCATAGTATCTCCAGTTGGGCAGAAGGAACTCTCCCGAGGGAAAGATACCTTCCAACCGTTGCGGCCAACGAGACTGACGATACTTCGAGTTTCCTCGAAGCTTGTCGGCAGTCGCGCCTGGTCCATGCTTTGGCGTGACCTCCCCCAGATAGACCTTTCGGTCGATCCGGGAAAAGAGACTCGCGTATAGCATATCTGAAAGGCGTAAAAAGTCAGACAAGTCTTTGTCTGACAAAGCCGAATCAGAATCACGGACATCCTCCTCACACTGGTTGAATTGAACGAAGGCATCGCGCACCCTTGCATCGCTGCAAGGGAGTTCGATCTTGCCGAACATCAGCGTTAGCTGGCGTACGGCGAGAATTGCTACCTCGTCCGGATCATCCAGTAACACACCACTAGTGCGGTCAAATATAAGGCCGAGGAAACCTCCGAGAAATCGGGGGAGACCTCCAGTTCTCTGGGAGAAACTAAACCCTTTGAACTGTCGATGGCTTATATAGCCTTGGTCAAGACTTTTTTGGAAGTCTTTTCCAAAGCTAGGGAGGGTTATCGTAAGAAACGATAACCCCTCATATTTGACACGACCCTGGACAGTTTTAATGTCCATGGTGGCGCTAGTGCAACACCAGGTAGCCGATTCATTAGCTACCTTCTTCCAGAGCAACATTAGGCTTTTCAAAAGCCCTCCTTAAATAGAGGTTGCTTTTCCTTAGCCTCATGTTGTCACCAGCACGCCACCGGATTATCTTGACAAAGATAAAACGGCAGGGTGTTTAACCACAGCGATAGAGAGTATAGACCATCATCAAAATTATCGATGATGATACTAAACAGTCCACTATGACCCATCGGATTGCTCCTTTGGTGATTAGTGTGCTGTTGCCATTCCCTAGATCCAAAACGTTCTCACGTCAAGGATTATTGGGAGAGCTTTCTCAACATCGAACAAATAAAACATGTTCAATGCTAATGAAAGCAATGGCTCAGCTCTCTTGCATGGACTGAGAATGCGAACAAGATTGCCATGTACTGGAAAAACAGTACAATGCAGATCTTGCTTAGCAGACTCAGCTCTCACCTCCAAGAAGCTTGGTGATGAGGGCGCTGGTCGATGCAGTATACAGGCTGTTAAAGCCGGTATAGATCGCAAGTGCCTCAGTGTTCGTGTAACCCGCGACAGGACGATCGAAGACCATGTAACAACTCATGGAAACCTTCGAGTTCTGCGTTGGGATAAACGGATCTGCGGTCACCTTGTTGTGGTCCAACCTGATGACCTGACGAGTCCTTCGCCCGTAGGCGTTGGACAGAGTCAGGTCCACAGTGCCATCAGCCGCGCGATACTCGCTCGCATTGCTACCCGTGTTAACACGGGGCAATGAGATTGCAGTACCGCTAATGGTGATGGATTGTGGGTCGGTGAGTGCCATAAGGCATTGCTCCTAGTCTGCTTCCATAAAGGAAGCGGTGGTTTACGCGTGTGCATATGCACATGCTAACCGCGTCGGGAAAGTCCTAACGCGGCCATTATGGCCTTCTGTTGCGCTGACAAGGCGCTATAGGTAAGGCCGAAACCAAAGGGGCTTGCGGGGATGCGCTTTTTCGTCTCAGTGACGAATGACACATCCCCCGGGGAAACCGTATTATAAGCAACATACGATTTTCCGAGGGTATAGGTTATTTTGTGAACACTATGTTCCATTATATAACCGTACCGCAAAACCAGGCCGTCTTTTGCAAAACTCTGAACATTGGAAATTACGTCTCCAGTGTTAGAGAACCAATCGACAGCCCAGGACCACGGGGTCAAGTTCCAGAACGTTTCTGGGGATAGGTCCAGGCCGAGAATCTTATCGGCATAGAGGTGAATCTTATCAAGCTTTTTCCGGGAGTCGTATCCGGAAGGCAAATGATAAGTAAACGCCCCTCTGAACCACATCCTAGACGAGGTCTCTTCGACCTTGACTAACTTGCCATATGGCGTGCCAGCAGGGGTGGTATCGAGACTGCCAGTTGGCCCAGAGGGCCAAGCAGTCCCGAGCACCGTCTCTGTCACATTGTGTTCCTTTGGGAATTCATACCCGCGTCGCACTGACTTTCCGGCATCACGTTCGTACTGTTCTAAAACAGCCCGACCGTGACGCACAGCGTTGAACGTGTTCTTAACGTCCGACACTAAGGGAAGCCACCCGAACTGTACGTTCAGGTACTCGTCTCCGGCATTCTTAGCGGAGCGAGAGCGATCTTTCCACGTACGAGATCCGGCGATGGCTGGAAGGCCATCTTTCCGGAGCTCTCCGAGGGCAGTCGCAAGTGCAGCAGGTGAATTCGTGGGACTACAACGTGCAATCGCTGTGCTTCCTTGTGCCTCTAGCTGGACGTCAGTCCGGTAGTTCGCACTTGGAAACAGCGATGCATCGTTAGGCCCAGGTGGTGTTTTAGCGAGAATAGGACCATCATATCTGAAGGTCCGAATACCCGCCCCTCCCCACGGTCCGCGTCCTGTTAGAGAAACCAACTGTTGTTGGATCTCTGTATAGGATTTGGTCGTGAAGAAGGGACCACCTAGGTCTCCATGCAACTTACGCTTATTGCGTGAATTGAATGGATGTCCCTCCGACACAGTAGTCTGTGTCCCAGGCCGAACCACAAATGGTGGATCCGTTATAGAGAAACCGCTAGGATTACTAACGGAACTCTTACGGGCCATCATACGAGGAGCAGGTAAAATCCTACTCCTCTTTGTGGTAACGGGGTCTGGCAAAGGTACCTCCTTTGGAAGAATCACAAACTCTTCGTTTGTGATCGGTGATATGCACTGCGTGCGGCCGACGACCAGTC